CACAGAAAAAGAAGCAATCAAATCAAGAAAGTTTAATAAACTTCCAGTTCCATCATACAAATGTGTATTATTAGTATTTACAAGATACTGAAAACTACTAGTCGGAAATTGTGATCTTAAATCCATATATTATAAATATAGAGTTAACCGAATAATGAGCAAATAACGGCATCGTACATATCCGAATTGTGGGCATCCCATTCTCCCTTTCTATTCAACTTTTCAAAGTCTTTTAGATTGGTTACCATTTCCGGAAGTTTCATTTTAACATACTCTTTTGGTTTGACTCCTTTTATTCTTGATGCTCCTAATACGATTTTTCTCATACTATTACATTACATAAAGAAATGGGTATTTTAAGATCTTCATATAAAATATATTCAAGAATAGCATTCCAACGAGATAAAGTTATAAGTGTCTGTTGAGAAGTCAATCCTCCTCCAAAACCGGACAAAGCAGCCTCAAGATTGATTTTATAAGTATATTTGATTGCTGGATGGTTTTTTAGAAGTTCCACCGCAAATTTTCCCTTTTCTCGGTTGGTTTTTAACTTAGAAATATTAAGGAAGCCGGCGTCACGAATTTTATTTCGTTCGTCAGCAAAAGCATAACCAATTATAGATGTAGAGGCATCAAGCCCTAAAACAAAACCGCCCATAATTACACATAAATAGTAATCACGGGCGATCTTAAACCTAATATAAATTACCTATATTTTCTGCTACTATGTTTATAAAATGTATTAGCCCAATTAAGTGCTTTATTATTAAATTGAGTTAAAAGAGATGACATCTTGGTTTTAAATCCTGGTGTAGTATATACAGTCTCTAAATAATCTTGAGTTTTACCATCTTTTACTAAAGATGCCATCCCCCCTTGTGTTTCAATAGTCTTAGCATCAAAAGCTCCGCCGGCTGGCACTTTGTCATAAATGTTTTCTATTCCTTGAGTCAATGACTGCCTGGCTGCCTCCGTTTTAATATCTAGTGGATCTCCTGCCATATGTTTATCTTTCTATTTAATTATAAATATAGGTTAGAAGTCCATTTTCACAATAAAATTCATTGGAAAGTCTGGAGTAATTTTAATTGGAGACCCCAACTTAGCTACAGCCACCAATTCAGTTCCTTGATATAATCCAATAGATGTAACGTATGAAGCTAAATATGAACCTGTTGGGTCTGCTTGAGATAATCTCCCATAATCTAAAAAGTTTGAATTTATAGCTGGTGGCTCTCCTCTAAGAGTTTTTTCATTGATAAAATCTAGAATGTCACTTAAAAACTTTCTCTGAGAATTTGGTGTTATATAAGTTTCATAATTCTTTTGATTTAAACGATTTATAAAGTATTTCCACAAAATATTCATATCAAGTATATTAATTTTATTGTCTTGATTGAAATCTAAATCGTTGTAAAGACTATTATTTATATAAGAATAACTAGAAGTGAATAATCCAGACGATCCTTCAGGATATTGAGAACTATACATATTATAAACCGATGATTCTTCATTAGTTGCGGTGTTTATAATAGAAGAACTCCAGTTTGTTTGAGGATTTCCTGTTATTTCTGTACTTTTATACATCATATACTTTAAAAGCACATCACAATCTTGAAAATCAAATTTACCATTGTTATTTATATCAAAAGAAGGCGTAGGTAATATAATAGCTGTAGGATTTGTACTTACATTAAATTCTCCTATATCAACCGAACATGCAATCTGTTTTTCAAATATAACTAATTTGGATTTAAAACTCAAATCATATTCATATGAACTATTATCTGCATTTGAAAGAAGAAGTCCTTCAAAAGCAGATCCAGAAGCCATGATTACAATTTTTCCATTTCGATAAAATACATTACCTACATAAAAATTTTCTCTAAGATTTCTCAAATTGTAAATATAAGATTTACCTGAAAGATCTCCAAGTTCGTCTAAATTAGGTATGAATTGTGTCATTGTAAACTCTCTTTCATAAATTATGGGTATGTTCCACTAGAATCATTTACCGTCCATCCTTTACCAACTAAACTGGTTCTAGCAGTAATGCCTAATCCTGTCGGCGCTTCATTACTTCCACTTACATCAACAGTTCCACTTAAACTACCAAACGAATCCAAATCAATCAAAATTTGATTTATTGATCCTGATGGAATACTATTTCTTGCAGCATCTAATGTAATCAAATTTGGACATGAACCTACATCCACAGTAGATAAATTATTATCATTAGCATCTACCGACGTTAACGATGAACCACTTATAGAAAGTGAAGTTAAACCGGATTCATTACAAGATAAATCTATCAATTTATAACACTTACTTACATCTAATGATGTGAGATATTGATTTATCGAACAATTCAGCACTTCTAATGACCCAGAAGAAGGATTCAAATCTAGTGTAGAAAATGAATTAGCATAACAAATAACTTGAGATAATTTCTTACAATTACTAAAGTCAAGATTAGTAATATCATTATTATTACAATAAAATGTGCTCATGCTTGGAAAAGCAGTTGCATCGAAAACTCCACCAAGAGGATTATCGTCAATACCCAAAACATCCAACGAAGCAGACCAACGACCAACACTAATCGTTGGATAATTGTTGCTTTGAATATTCAACCAACTTAAATTAGTGCAGTTATCAAAGTCATTTAGACCCGAAAGCTGATTATTACTAATATATAACTGATTAACACTACAACCACTCAAATTCATATCTAGTGATGTAATATTATTGAAAGCAGCATCCACAAAACTCATGATTGTGTTTTTACTCAAATCAAGTGCAGTTAATGAATTATTAAAACAACGAAGTTCAGTCATGAGTGTGTTTTTGGTTACATCCAATGAAGTTAAATTATTAACTGAGCAATTAAGACGGTCAATGGTTGGGTTTTTGGTTACATCTAATGAAGTCAATTGATTAGTGTTACAATATAAATAAGCTAAAGAACTGCCTGAATTTACTTTTAGGTCGGTAAGTAAATTATTATTACAAAATAGAAAAGCAATTGATGGATTTGAACGCACATCTAACGATGTTAGATTGTTATAACTACAAGTTAAAACAGTCAAGGAAGATGCACTTACCAAATTGAGTGTGGTTAACGAATTGTTACTTACATCAAGATTAGTCAAATTAATATTCTTATATCCAAAACACCCTTTCCAACCGCCGGCGGATTCGTTAATATATCCTGTTGGATTGACATAATATTTCGAAGACCGACTGAAATACAATATATTACTAAATGATGCACTGTCATTGTTAGAATACGAACCTGTGCCGTATCCATTATAAGGCTGAACTTTGTACCAATAGGTGCTATTTGCATCTATACTTGCCGAATCTTCATACGCTCTAAGCGACGGAATAACAAGAGTATTAATGTTGATAAAGCCAGGTGCAGCAGACGATGATTTTTCAATATTCCATCCTGTTTCGGTTGTATTCGTGTAGGACCAACTCAAAATCGAAGAACCAGTACCAATTGATTGTAGGTATGTAGAACCGGTTGTTACTGTTAATACTGTTGGACCTGATGGAATAGGTATTAAATAATAGATACTAGCAGTATTGGAATACGATGATGTTCCATAAATATTATAAGCATTTACACGATACCAATAAGTGTTATCAACAGAAACGGCTGCATCGTTATCCGTTCTAGCCGCTGGAACAGCAAGGATGTTAATGTCATTGAAAGCAATTCCATCGATTGATTTTTCAATGTTAAATCCATCTTGGAAGGAGTCTGTAAAGGTCCAACTCAAGACCGATGGACCTGTACTAGAACCACTCTGAACCGACAAACAATTGGGCCTGATGGTGGTGGTGGCGGGAAGAATATACTTGGGGTGTTTGAATATTCTGATACCCCCAAATCATTGAAAGCATTTACACGATACCAATAAGTGTTATTCACAGACACATTTATATCTGTATATGACCTACTAATAGAACTAGACAAAATATAAATGTTATTGTAAATAATCCCATCTGTAGATTTCTCAATGTTAAATCCATCTTGTTCTGTGTTTGTATAAACCCAATTTAAGATGGCTGAACCACTAGCAAGAGATAATACAATTGATCCAAATGGTATATCTTTATTATATGACATATCCGTAGTAGGTCCCCAGATTAACATAGGAGAACCAACTATTATAAATTGATCAGAAATATCTACAGCCCAACCAAACGTTCGATATTGTGAAAGATATTTCTTTCTTATTTGATAAATATTGAGAAGATTCCAATCAATAAAAGATGTATCAGGTATCGTTCCTATAGTTTTGTTGTATAGAGCATATTGACCATCTAATGTTTCTTCTATACTATCACCACAATAATTATTTTGAAAAAGAGATCCTTGAAGATAACAAATAGAGGAAGACTCAGCATTTATTTTAGGAATACCAACGGCAACATACTGACCAAAAATTCCGACTGACCATCCCAAAAGATTGTTTTTTATTATGTTTTTATTACCATAAGATTTTCTAGCTATATAATAACCAATATCAGGATTAGGACATCTTTCAAAGAAATAAACTGCACCCTGTTTATAAAGTTGAGATCCACTATATTCATAAATAGCTCTATCTGTAGGAGCACCAACAATAATCGTATCTTCAAAAATATCTACATCAAACCCAAAAGAATCTGCTGTATTAGGAAAAGACCCTGAGAATAATGGTATGGTAGGATAAAATGTAAGAGGATATTGTGTTGCATTATCAGGAATTAATGTAAATCTTTTATTCCAGTTTATTCCATCAAAGTTGTATTCGTATACGCGGGAATTATTAGGTTTTAAAGTCCCCACTACTAAACTTCCACTATATGAACCAGATTGTTTATTTAAAGCTACAGAATGACCAAATTGATCTCCACTATTTATTTCATTTGGTGGTGTTATATTTTGGTAGAGAGACCAACTATCAGGCATGCCTTCATTTCTAAATAAAAATATACTGCCTTTACTTCCAGAGTCTAAAGGGGACCCGATAACTAACCATTTATCATTTAATGAAACAGAGTATCCAAAAGATTCTGATACAGAAGAATTTGGATTATAAATTGTAGTTAAATATGGATCAGTTCCTACAATTCCTAATACTCTAAAATCAATTCCGATTTCATCAACACTATAATAATGTGTTTGTAAAAATACCAACCCCCCCAAATTGGATGTATTTCCTACACATATTGTTTGAAAATAACTTTCTGGGTCGGTGCTTTCTTTAGTTTGAAGAAATACATATCTATAATTTTGTCCGGCTGGAACCGACACACCAATTAAATCAAAATCGGTTCCACCAGGCCCAAAATAATGATTAACTATTTCAGGTGGAATTCTTACAGCATATGGATCAATATTCAATTTAGATAAATCAAATACATCAACACTTCCTGATCCATAAAATGTATGTGATTGTGTAATACTTGAACTAAATGTGCTTCTAAAATATGGACAACCAACAACTAATATATCTCCTTTTATATCAACAGAATATCCATAACCATCTTCTGATGCCGTGAAATATGATCCTTCATCTACAATTATATCTAAATCAGAAGTTATAGGAATAGTTCCAGTATATTCTGTGTGTAAAATAGAATCAGAAGTTATTAGAATAGATGATGTATTATATTCGGTAGTTAAGAAAATTACCTCTGTGTTATCAATTCTCCTATACAAATTCATTTTTTTATTATGAGTATCAGTATTAATATTATACTTAAAAACTTCTATCGATCCTGTTCTTATCAAACTAGAAGTCAAAGGATTATATCTCAATAAACTTGGATTCCCGACAGCAGCCCAAATACTATCAACTGCTACAGAATATCCGAAATTTTGATTTTGTATGTTTGCAATCATGCGTCAATAATAACTATCAATTTAATATTTTTTTAATATTCTTCATTTGTTATATTTTTATGATTAAATAATACATTTATCTTTATATTGAACCAGTATTACCAAAATAACTATCACAATAATGAGAATAACCTTTAATAAATGAATTTGGATAGTCTCCAACTTCTTGATAATGAGAAAATAAATTGGTTTCTGCTATTAAATTTCCATTTCCATCATCTGTCATAATAATATTGTTATCAAGGGAATTGTCTTGAAGTACAACAGTTTTCGGAATTATTTTTTCTCCATATACCAACCGAGGAACATCAAAAAGTTTTATTTCATCTTCAATCTTTCTTTTTGTTTTGGATAACTCAAAATCAAGTATATTTACGCCCCAAATCTTTGTTGGGTCTCTATAATCATTATAAAAGGTGGTTTTTATTTGAGTATAAACCATTCTCTTATATGTTCCATCAGTATTTATGGGGACAAACTGAGGATAAAATATTCCATTAACATTAAGGCCTAATCTTGTATGTACAAGATCATCAGATTGCTGTTCTAGTGCTATATTACAGAAATAATTTTCAAATGGAAGTTCACTGCCATTACCATAATCAATAAATTCGAGAGCAACAGGTTCCTCATCAGGATCAACTGCTGGATCATTCATAAGTAACAAATCTTCATTATTTCTTGAACTCATCGCCCAGTCTTTAGTTGCGTCAAAAGGCGTCAACTTGATTTGAAACTTTTTAATGGCCTTGATCATAAATTATGGTGATGGTATCTCACATGATATATTAGTATATGATGATGTACCCCAATTATTAAATGCATATACTCTATAACAATAAATATTCCCATATTGTACATCGATATCATAAGAGTGAGTAATACCTGCATCTGTAAGCAATAAAGTAGAAAATGGGTAAAATACGGCAGAACTAGTTTCCCAAATAATACTTTCATTTTCCCAATTAGAAGTTACTTCTTCCCAATGATTTGTAATATTCCAGTAAGATCTCTCCACAACAAATCCATCGGCCGGAGCATCTAACCAATTTAAAGAAATGGAGAGTTCATTACCTACTTGAGAAGCTGTCAAAGCATAAGGATCTTTTGGACCCGTGAAATCAAAATAAGCATTACATACTGAATTGCTACCACTAAAAAATACATTTTTATAATTTCCTATTTCTTGTTTTTTTGAAAATAAATTGGTTCCAGCAAATAAATTATTCTGTCCATCATCAATTATTGAATGCAAATCATCTATACTATTATCTGTTATTGATACTGTTCCTTCTATTATTTTTTCTCCCATTATATTTGTAGGAACATTTAATGTTTTTATTAAATCAGATAAAAATTTTTTGGTATTTGAAGAATCAAAATCTATTTTTTCTAACCCCCACATTTTAGTAGGATCTCTGTAGTTTTTATAAAAAGTAGTTTTAAATTGAGTATATACCACCCTTTTATATGTTCCATCTATATTTGTTGGATCAGATTGAGGATAAAATATACCTGTAACTTTTAGCCCCTCTCGATAAGATGCCAAATCTAATGATTGATTTTCCTTAGCTATACGGCAATCACTATCATCAGGAAATGCTTCGGTGGGAGTGAAAACTACATTTTCATATTCAATAGGATTACCAGCTTCACTAATAACTAAATCAGTATTGTCTATATTAGACAAAGTCCAATCTTTAGTGGCGACGTAGGGCGTAATCGTTGTGTCGTTTTTATGCAGAGTTTTAAGCATTTCATCAATAAATATATGGAGAAATGATTATAAAGACGACTAACAACAATGTATATTAGAAATCCAGCCGAACTTTTATGAGAAGTTCCGTTGAAAAATCCTTTACAGCAGGTCTAGAAAGCTTAGCAACAGCTACTAATTCATTATTATCGTTATATAAACCAAACTAGTTACATAAGTTCTCGGATCTGAAATGAAATCTGACCAACGAATTGTTCCTCTGGAATGAATATTATCTTCCGTTCCATCATATACGTAAGTAGGATTGTTAGAATAGTTAAAATCACGATTCTTAACTCTTACAAAGTAATGTTGTGCAGGAACATATTCAGATTTACGAACAATTATAGGCTGGTTAGATTGTTGTATACTAGCAAATAAAGCTTGATGATTATAAGTGGTAGAAACCACTGAACCTGGAGGAGTTAAAGTAACTCCGGAAATACTTCCAGAATTATATCCAAATACAGATAATCCAACAAGTTTATCAAGTAATTTAGCATTTAATACCAAGACCCCATCATTAGGATATAAAAGACCAATTCCTGGGTAAGCTGGAGTGGTAGTAGTAGCATCATTGATGGTTCCAACAACTAAATCATATACATTATACGTTTGATTTAAAAACGGAGAATCGTCTCTAAAAGTAAATAATCCATTAGAACCTGTAAAACTTATTTGAAATACCCCCTCATCAACTCTATCTTTCATCTTATAAGAAGAAAAATTTAGAACATATATGTCATTAGGAGTATCAGCAGTACTAGTGGTACTTCCACTTGTAAATGAAAATTGGTCTTCTACATTAGAAGTTCCCAGTAAAAGATTTTTATATTGAGTATAAATTGCTTTAGGAGCAAATGCCAAAATACTTCCTGTATCTAAGTTAAATGAACCAGACCCCAATTCTCCATAAAAATTTCCATAAGCAATAGAAAGATAAGGGTCGTTATTTATATGATGAGTAGAATCTGGAAATATATCAATATAATACATTGTTCTTCTTATATCATAGATTGAAGAACCATATGAAGGAGAAGGAGTAACTGCAGATTGTGTTAGATCATAAAATCCACTCTCGATTAAACTAGCACTCCATACTGTAGTGCTGTCTGGCCAAAATCCACTAGCGACTTTAGATGTTCTACCAGCAACTATATCCGTTTGGTCAAATTGATTAAAGATCATATATTTTTACCTTATTGAGTAGAAGGGACTGTAACAGTTACCTCGATGGACAAACTTCCACCGCTCTCATTACCAATAATTGTTAAAGTTGTGCTGGTTGTATTTCCGAGACTACTATTAGGAATAAACTTGAAAGTCTGTCCGACCACAACTTGAGCACTGGTTGTGTTAATATCTCCAGCAAACGTTGGAATTGTACTAGAAACCGAATTAATGGAATTTGGTTGTTGAACTATGAGTGCTCCTACATTCTTATTAGATAGAATTGCCGTATATCCAAGAGAGAGATTATATGCTGGATTGGTAGAAGGAGAGATAATAATATCGCCTGTGAAATCTCTTTGAACCGAAATTTTGTCTTGGGCAATACTAATGACCGGAATAGACGTTATACCCTGATTTAGGCTTACCAACTTATATTTCATAGTTTGTGTTTCATCGGAAACAGGTTCAAAAACGGGAGTGTTTCTTATAGCAAGATCATAAAAAGCACTGCCATTTGGATGGTTTGGTTGATAAAGTGTATAATCAATTTCATCATCCGCCAAAGCGAATGATGTGATATTCAGATTTCCATTCTGAGCCAAAAGTTCACGTCCCTTTTTGGTAAGAATAGCATCGACGGTTATAGTAGAATTATCAATATAGCTCATTATTTAACTCCTAATTTTTTCAACAATTTAGACATTGAAATAGGATTAACACCACATTTCAAAGCTAATTTTATTTGGTTCATTTCTCCTGATAAATATAAAGACTTTATATTTTCATACTCACTTAAAGAAACTTTATTTTTGTGATATCTTCCCTCTTGTGTTTTATCCATATATCTATAAGTATTCTTCTGAAGTTGTTTTTTCTTTATTTTTGGTATTAAAGATTACCATAATTTTTATAATTAACTCCGTCTATAGTTATTGTTTCCCCAGTCTTTAAATCATTAATTTGTTGCTTTGTCAATCTTATATCAGACCATCCTATTGAATGCCCCTGATCATCAACAACCATTACTCTATGTCTTCCTTGAAACGAATTAACAAAAGAATTCCCCACAATTCTTGCTAACTGAGTAGTAGGAGTTATATTAGAAGCATTTGTTATATTAGTAGTAGATGATCCTCCAGGAATAACCGTTCCAGCATTTGATGGAATAGTTTGTATTACATTTCTAGCATTTACCACATTAACATTACTTACGTTGTTAGACGTTATAGGATACGTTCCATCATTTATTCCAGTAGAATTGATAGTAGTATCTATAGTTTGCTTACCTTTTACATAAATAGTACTGGTGTCGATAGTAAGATATTCAGTATGTTTGGTCTTACTAAATCTTTCCATCTTATGAGTATAATGATTTCTTGGATATCCCTTAACTATCTCAAAGTATGTATTAGTTGGTTTCAATTTTAAAGTGAAATCCAACGGATTTGCCGGCCAAGTTCCTCCGGGAGAAGCTAAAACATTACTTACCTTTTGATCTGGTGTATTTATAAAAGTATTATATCCGTGTAAATAAGATCCCCAAAAAACTGTATATGATATATCAGATAAGTTATATATTGGTAAAGCTATTAAATCGGTATAATATATTAACGATCTCATAAAATATTCATCAACCACCAAATATTTATATAGAAATATAGAGTTTGATGCGTATGTATCAGCTAAAATAACATCTGTGTGTGAGTATGGTCCATCTTTTACAAAATAATCATATTTATCCCAAACTTTTATAAGGTAATGTGGTAAAAAGTGATTATTTAAATTGTATCCCGTCCAGAAAGAAGAACTCCAAGATCCTGGATCTGGACCTACATGAGGTATATTATTCAAATTATTTACGCTCACCGTTCCTTTTAATGGTTTAATGTAGTTTGAATAAACCACAGGGTCTTGCCCAGCAGAAAGTGCCCAATCTCTTCTTATATTTTCATAATCTGGATAAAATCCATGTTGAATTTTATCCAAACAATCTGGAATATATCCTCCTAAAAGATTATTTGAATATTCTCTTTTTCCATTATTGATATAAGACAAATCTATTGTTTGTTGATAACTTGGAGGCATTGAATTCATTAATGTTTGTAACGATTGAGTAGTTACCATTTGAACACCATTAACAAATCCATTAGTATTAAAATCAGCCCACAAAAGATTTTCTGAAAAAGAATAATTATTTCCAATTATTCCATCATTTATAACCGTTGTTGTTAACTGTGATAAAATCGGTTTATTTTGATACTTCGGTCTTTCAAGTATTGTAGGTTCAACTACAACTCCAGTGAATAAATTAGATCGTGCTGGTATTATATTCTTTATTGCCTCAAATATTGACTTGTCAAAATAAAATTTATAAACGGTCAACATTTCATTGAACAACGTTCTCTTATTTCCTAAAGAATTGTATTCTTTGTTTTTATCTATTAAATCATAATATTTGTCTTTATAAAGATTACGTGGATCCCCAATTAAATTCATTACTCCTGTTTTTCCGATATAACGAACAATATCTTTATTTTTTGAATCTTGCGGATCGATAAAAAATCCTAATTGATTTGATTCTCCTGTAATTGTGACATTTGAATCAAAAGTAGAACGATCTTGTGAATCGAAACGTGCGTCAATATCATATACTATTTTTCTTATTTTCTTGTTCCTGAACTTATTTGGCCCATATTTTGAACCATCAACATTTTCTTGATATGTAAGTTCACAAAAATTATATGGATAACTTGATGAAGTAATCCAATTACAACCATTAAATGATGAAGACCAATTTGGGTCGATAACAGTGGGGAAATTTAAAGCAAAAATATCAACAGAACCGCTTGGGTATTCAGATATCCATATATTATTGATAATATCTAAAGAAGCAGAATATTCAGACGGAATAACAGATGAACTCATCCAAGTAGAAGTTCTGTAATTTGATATAGCAAAATAATCTGATGTATTGTCTATCCACATAGCACTCGAACTACCCGTACTTACACTTTGAGGATAATCCCAATTTAATCTTACCCACAAATTTTTATAAGCAATTGAACCGCTATATCCATAAGAGTTTAAATCGTTAACATGACCTTCAAAATCATCATCACTAACTGGAATATCCCAAATACTTAATTTATCTAATGTTCCAACATATGTTCCATCACTTAACCAAAATCTTCCATATTGAGAAAATATTTCATTGTCTTGAACATAAAGATATGCTGATGATGTGGAGTAAAATATTTTTTTGCCTTCTTCATTTCTTTGAACAACCAAATCATATCGAAGCGGCACAGCATCATGATTATCACTATCTACTTCAAAATATGTATCTGGATTATTTCTTCTAACCATTACACTGAAAATATCTCCGTTAAAAATAGGAAGCGGATCACTTACTATAGAAATTCCTGTAGATCCACTCTTCATTTGAAGAGAAATCTTTCCAGTAAATTGGCCAGGAACTTTGTAAATATCTACAGACCAAGCAGGTGAAGGATCATTATAAGGATATAGTGTAAATAATGAAAATCTTTCGTAATCTTCATATTCATCTACATTTTCAACGGCAAACTTAAATTCTACAGTCTGTGTAGATTGTGGATATGGTCCTTCAATTCTATCAGATATACCGGAAAATTTGAGCATGTAAGTTTTTTCATCAAACTGATAAGTAGGAAGTGTATCTGTAGAATAATCGGTTCCACCATATTCACGGATTGATATTAAAGAAGATGGCAATCCATAACATGCCATTAAATAATTGACACACTCTTCTGTTCCTTTTGTCTTATAAATCCCAGGTAAAGTAACTAATATGCGATTCCATATTATTTGAAGTCGTTCTTGAGCTGATAAAGTATTATATGCAGAAGAATAAAGACTATTAAGATAAACATCATCTATATTCAAACTGTTAATAATATCATCTACTTCCCAACCAAATGAATAAAGAAGTTCCTTTAAAGTCTGAAGTGGTAGATCTGCACCAATTTTATTTCCCACTTGTTTTTCGATAGGTAAAGCTGAAATATAGATATAAATATTATCAAAATGATGACCTACCATTGCTAAAAACGTAATATAATCCTGATTATTGGTATCATTAATAATATATTCTGGAGTATTATTGATTAAACTATCTCTATTATATTTGTCATAATAAGATGCGGATTCATCATAATCCGCCACAAATATCGAATTTATAAATGATGAAGATTCGATAGAATAAACATAATTTTCACTATCAAATAGATACGATTCATATGAATCAAATGAATTTATGATATCATTCATTTGAGATTGTATAGAATCTAATTCATTTCTATAATACGGATAAATCGTAGAAGAAGAAAGAGAAGTAATATACTTACCCTCGGTATCAACATAAGATCCACTTAAATTATAATATGAAATAACTTTATTCTTAAAAATATTAACTCGTGCAGTAACAGAGGAAAAAACAATAAAATTATTAAAATCAGAATAATTTGTATTTAATTTTGCTATATTTTTATTTATAGTAACATCATTAGTAGTTTGATTAGTTAGACTTAAATCCTCAGAAGAATACAACTTATTAACATTTTGTTTATTAATAAATTGAGTAGGTGTACCAAAATTCGGAGATCCAATTGTTATTACTTTATACTTTATAGGATTTTGAAGTATTGTTGTAAATACAAATGGTACCATACCAAAATTGGAAATCCAACACTCATCTTTAGGAGAGATATCAATTGGCAATTCAGTCCCCAATTTAACTATTAAAGTAAGTGGATCATTGAGAGACTGCCTTTCATCCAAGTAATTATGAGTTAAAATTGGAAAATATTTATTCGATCCAAAATTTAATACATTCTTAAAATATGAAAAATATTTTTCCTGATGAGATAGTTGAATTGGATGAATAAGAGCAGCATAATAATATGTAGCAAAAAAGTCATAACAAAACATTTTAGCATTTATATAATTTTGGGATATTTGCCCTTTATACTGAGAAAACGCTTGTTCTACACGAATATTTACAAAATTATCAAATTGTTTTTCAATATCATCAAAATCAGTAATAATATTGTATCCTTGAAGAAGATAATTATTAAAATAAGATTTAATACCTTGAATACGGTATATTCTTGTTGGATCTAGTTCTGAATCAATTTGTGTTTGAGACAAACTTGTATATTTTATATAATCTTCATACAAGTTTTTCAAAAATGTTATAATAGATCCATTATCCGGCAAAAAGAAAAGAGTTTGTAAAAATTGTATACTGCTTTTATATTGATCATACATTATATTGTAGATCTTATCATATGGACACTTTTGTGTTATCGAAAGTAAAATGGATGAAATATCACTAATTGGAAATTTCTTTATACAAAATGATGTATAAGGAATGGTATTTTCTCCTTTTGGCAATAATTTAATTTCAGTTCTTGATGGAGAAATTTCATTTATGACCAATTTATTTTCTAAACTGCCGGCCATATCTCTTGAAAAAATATAGGAAAGTTTAAATGCTCCACCGAAAATGCCGCTAGAAGATAAATCGTTAATTGGATCAAGAAGTATCTTTTTATTTTGATATGTAACAAATTGATTATCTAATTCATTATATGTGTAATTTTGCGGATTATTTAATGCATCCGAATATGTCAATGTTACTGTTTTATATACTTTATCTTTATCTAATAAACTCCAGCTTATTTGATTATCTAATACATCAAATACAGTCATTTCAGTAATATCTCTCGCAGAATAACCAAAGAATATATCAGCACTCTGAGAAATTAAAAACAACGAAGTGTCTTGAACTCCTAAATAAGACCCAGAATATATACTACCAGAAAAATTACTTATTATTGGAAATTGTAGTGCCATAAATTATGATGGTACATCAGTTTGTTGATCGGTTGATATTGGTAGATATGGAAAAACAGTATTAAAATTTGATGTCGAAAATCCCTGCCCCATCTGCATTCTAAGACCTATTATAATATCTCTAACAAGTTGTTCATTAGCTGCAGAATTGTTTAATTCACTTTTAGCTACAAAAGTATCCAACCTGTTTTGTAATTCCTGATTCTGAGCAATTACAGAATTAAGTTTATCAGTTATATCACTTGGAATTGATGAATTTGTCGTTAAATTAGGATTTACAAATTCGGTAAAAGTAGTATTATAGAAAGAACTAATTTTATTATTGTTATAATTAACATCTGACAAAGGAATTGAAAGATAAAACTGTTGATATACAGAAGCAGACGGAGTCAATATAATATTCCCAGCTTCATCAAACTTATAGTCAAATGCTCCGTATCTCTCAAAATTTTGTACTTGAAGTGCAAAGTTCGGCATATTATCTCACAACTTTAAATATATCATTGTTATCAGTGATATATATTGCCCCATTATCTGCTATTTTGATTAGTATTTTAAAATACCTTTCTTCTGGTAAACCGCTGGTATCTAACATGAAATAACTTCCGCTAGTATCACAGCTTAACCGAGTATAATTATCAAAATCTAAGATAATTTCCTCGGTTTCGTTATCCTTTATAGCATAGAAAGACGAGTATGGTAAATAAAGTGGAGTGAGAAACTGAGAAAATTGTGTTAATCTCTGGAAATTCTTTAAAGGATATTGTTCTCTTCCAAATACTTTGACTTTTATAATTTCATTGGTTTTAACCTTTTCTGGTATTCTGACCACGGTTATAAATGGAGAAGAAATCTCAAGAGGATTTAAACCAGTAGTAGTCATAACTACACTACTAGTATAAGAATATGATTGAGTTATTAAACTTCCAGTAAATGGTAAAATTATTTTTGATCCTACAAACGTGCCATCAATTATACTTCCTGATAATATACCGTGTTCAGAACCACTATATGATGTTAATTCAAACAATGATCCAAATACTGTTCCATTTAAAATATCCCCTGTTAATGATGTTATGAGCGATGGATAATTCAAAAATGGATAACTAGCACTTATATATGTGCTTCCAGAGAATACTTTACCATTCCAAGAACCAGTAATACTCCCTTGAAATTGACTCCATTTGTAATACTAGCAGTAATCATGCTACCACTAAAATCTCCATTTACTAATATAGCTGTTAATACAGAAAAAGTTACGGGAGTGCTAATAGTAGTAGTGGTTGTAACAAATGGATAATAACCATAATTTGCTATAAATGAAGTATAATCCCAAGTTGTAATTTCAAATGTAGGTCCATAACCTGGAAACGTTTGAGTTATAATCGTTGTATCTTGAATTATTGAACCTGTTATCCCACCAAAAATAGGGACTCCTATAACATTTCCTGTTTGGCCTTGACCAGATATTGATCCAGTAACAGACCCGCTGACCCCAACAGTAACATCCATAACACCAAAAACACTACCACTGATATTATTATTAAAAATAGAAGGAGTGTCGCTTCCCGTTGCCCATAATCCAGTAAAAATTGTTGTAATCGTTACACTACTAGTATTAACACTTCCTGTAACAATCGTTACATCATCCCATCCAGCATCAAGATATGGAGAATAAATGGTATTTGTATCTTTACTAAAAAAGTATAAAAACATTCCTGTATTAAGAGGATTTACTTCTTCACACTTATAACTGCAATACCATTATTTTGAATGGTTCCATTTAACCAAGCATTCACAATCGAAGTAACATCCATAGAAATATCACCTGTTTCATAATCAAACGATTGTGTTCCTACAAACTGAGTAGTAAATGTACCTCCTGAAGATGTCCATGCAGTACCTCCTTGAAAATCTCTATATATCCAACTAGCTCCATCTGTAGAACCTCCATCATAAAGATATCCATTGCCCATTACCCAAGATTCAGCCAATGGAAGAGCATATACCGAATATTCTATTGGAAGATTTTGAGCTCTTGCCACTTTCATTTTTAAAGTAAAATGAGGATTTACAATATCTCCAGATGATATAGAAGATGAGATAGAATCTATATCAAATTGAAGTAATGCTCTATTGATATAAGATGCTGTTTGAATAGAAACATGTTGTAAGTTTAATATTTCATTTCCATTCAAATATCCTGAAATTATCTTTCCTGTGAATGATAATACACTACCACTAAAATGATTTAAAAATTCAGATTGAAATGAACCAGATATAATTCCATTTACTATACCACTCAAACTTCCACTAAAAGAAGTTAAAGATCCTGTAAAGTTAGAAGAACTAATATGAGACGCTGATAAATAACTTCCGGTAAGAGTTCCTATATAATGTGATGATGTAATATAGGAATTTCCTGATACAGACCCAGAGGCAAATGATGCAGTTCCATATATTTCTGCACTTAATAACCCAGAAAAATTTAATACACAAAGATTAGACGCTGACTGATTAAATGATACAGTAGTTGTTGGAGATACAATTCTTAATGTTTCTCCTTGAGTTCCAACCTGAAGGATTTCATTTAACCCAAAATTAAGATTATCAAATTCGGGATTATTGCAAATAAATGTATCGGCTACAGGATATAGAAAATGATGCATGGCTTTTAATGATTATGTTTTCTAAGATTTTCTTTACTATGTCTCATATTATAATACAGTTCCCTTAATATCTTTATCCGGGTATTTTATTTCAAAAATTGATGGATCTACCGACGGAAAAATCATATCATTTTTTGTAGCAGATTCAATATCATATGCAATATTTGAGTAGTTATCGCCGCCGGTTGTTAATGGAGTAAGATTTTTAACAGTAATCGATACCACAGTTTGGACCCCTTCAACCTTTGCTATTTCTAGTTTTAAACTACTGAGATTGATTGGTTGAGAAAATTCCCATTTATCAATATCAAAAAAGTCTTGAACTGTTGCAATGGTATTAGATAAGACTTCTTTTTTATTATATCCTTTATATACGGTAATAATAAATTCTACTCCGATATTAATAATATAACCATCAATAACGTTAATACCACCTGTTAACATTCTATATTGTCTTAAATATGTTAAAATGTTGGAAGTTAGTGCTTCATTGGCTGTAGTTAAATTTTTATTACTATCATAAGTTAAAACATATAAATTAATAGCAAATGGATTACTTCTATCATAAGCTATTTTTCTAAAATAATTTTGTGTATTATTGTTAACTACTGTAGCAACATTCTGTTCATTTACTGTTCCAACCAATATTTGATTTTGGTTTACGTCTAAACTGTTATAAGTGATTACTTGAGCTTTAGCTACAGTTCCGTATTTAGGAGGCATAGAATATACTCTTGCAAGATAATCATTTTGAGTCACAACACGATTTTGAGCAGCAAAAGAACCTATAGCGTTTTGCCGTATTTCATCGTTAGTCTCGGGTCCTTTTCCTCCTGTTGTAGCATCTGAATTATTTACTTTCAATGAACTTTTAACAGTATTAAGAAGATTAATTTCTTCAGGTAATAACCCATCTGTAGAATTATCTATATCTGCAGATGATATATTAATGATAGCATTAGATGGAGAATTTGATTCTATGCCACCACTTATTGTATAAGTTACAGTAAGGGATGTATTATTTGGTGCTAATCCATATGTATCATTTTTTAAGAAATTTGATGGGTCTAATGAAAGATTTAGAACTGTAAGATTAGAAAGACCTACTCCAACCTTCTCCGAACTTAAATTGATAATTTCATCAGCAAAACCATTTGTTCCTCCACCGAATTCCAAATAGGTTTTATTATTTTCATCTACATTTACAGTAAATCTTCGTGACGTTCGAAGATACTTCATAATGTAAGGAACGGTTCCTTGAAATTGAGATAAGTATCCTTCAAATGTTTCATTATTGGGAACTCCGTATAATACATTTTCTTGGGCTAGAAAATCTACCTGATACCATTTATTGTTATCTGTGTCTGTTACACTAATAATTTCTAAAACGTTATCTTCATCTAGATAGAGATCTAAAAATGGTTGCATATCTCCAACTACAAAAGTTTTAGTGACCATTTTTCCAGATCTAATATGAGCTGCTTTTTGGAGTAAAAAGTAAGTGGGAACTCCTGTAACATTCCTCTCATATACGGTCCTTATCAAGGGCGATAAAAAATTGTCTGAAGCAAAATTAACAGGTTCAGAAGTCAAAAATGAAGCTCCTGAATTATCAGATACTTGCATATTTTCTTTAATACTCAAAGCAAATTTATCATCAGGAACATAATTTCCATCAGCATCGGTGGTTGATGGACATAATTGAAATACATCAATTATTCCTGTAGAACCTCTGACTGGCTTGGTCGTATAATTCAAATATTTAGATAATGCTATAATATTCTTTCTTTCTTGAGTATTAGCAAATAAACTTTCCTTAAAAATATAATCAGTGTAGTAAGACATAACATCCCCAACATAGGAAGCCATATCAATAAACATCATACCTGGAGATGCATCGGTAAAGTCTTTATAACTATTTGGATAATAATACTTTGCAAAATTGATAAGTCCGTCTCGAAAAGATGCAAAATCTCTATTAAGATATCTTACATCCTTACTTTGAGGTTGAAATGATTTTGGTGTTGTAGTAGCCACGATATTTATTTTCCTTCTAATTTTTCTTTCATATTATACTAATTACCAATTGTAATATTAATTGTGTCCTGCTGCTTTGTCATATTAACTTGAAACTGAACAGCTATATCTAATTTATAAATATCTTGGTCAGCAACTATTTCATCAGAAGTAAACAAAGTAGCAGTTACATTTAAAACCGTTACATTTGGTATCCACATAGTTATGTCTTCTCTAATTATGTTTTCTGCTACATCTTGTAAAGTATCTACATTCTGTTCAAATGTTATACTCCAAAGTCGATTTCCAAAAGTAGGCTGAAATCTTCGTTCTCCTTGTCTTGTATTAAGAAGATTTATGATATTCATCTTGGTTTGAGTAAGAGTATCATAAGATGAATCAAAAAATCCATTATTTCCATTTTGAATGGGTATAATTAAACCAATGGGATGTGTAAAATTTAGATTCATGTATCATTAGAGAAAACTAAACTAGGATTAATTAATCCTGGAGATCCATTTTTCTTTTGTTCATCCATTTTTCTCATAACCGATTTGAAATTTTTGTTAAATACACCTTTTAATACATCTGGAACTGCATCTGTTCCTAATACAGATTGTTGTTGATCTATAACGGCTCCTTCAGACAGCATAGATTTAATAAATCCTATATTGGTACCATCAGGTTCTACTCTTGGTCTTGGTGGCGGTTCTACACTTCCAGCATTTGTATAAGCTGGTTCAACCCCCCCGCCAATTTTATCAAATCCTCCATCCATTAATTCAACCAAACTGTTTCTTCTGGGTAATGGTTGAGATCTTCGAGCTGTTTCAGCTAAAACAGAGTTTAATCTTGGATCTCTTGTTTGAATTGGACTTTCTTCTTGTGAATGCCAGTCTGAATTAGGTTGTTTTACTTCTTAATCATCTCAACAAGCATTTTACCCATTACTTTATTAACTTGAGAAGAAACTTCTTCTCTTATCAATTGTTTTACCTTGGTATTTAATTTCTTTTCTACCAATTTATCTATTAATCTTACTAGATCTTCTGCTTTCATATTAATTATTTTTTGTTTTGGCCATTAAAACCACCGGGAACTCCAGTTCCACTTAACACACCAATAGTGGTAGGATTGACTCCATTTGGTATAATTCCTCCATTTTTACCAGGAGCAAATCCTCCGCCAGTTACAAATACTCTTCTACTCATTAAATCTTTCAATTTATCTCTCAAAGTAATCAACTTTTCATTTTGAACCGTTGTTTGTGTTTGCATTGGCATAGAGTCACCGGTTGTTCCCCCCCAACGGTCAAAATCAGGATGAACATGGTTATACCAATGAGTATGTGTTAACAACCACTGGCACAAATCATACATCCAATTTACTGATGTTTGTCCAAGTAAAACAGGTTCATTTGTTTGATTATATTCTCCTAAATAAATAGCCGGAGAATTTATGACAGTCTTGTTATTTGTATTGATCACTATCTGATCGTGAGCATCTATTGTAAATTCGCCATCGGTAACAAATGACATCCTCTTTTTGGCAAACTGAAACATTTCAGATTTTTTGGCTGAAATTATAATTCTATCACTATTTACAACAATTTGATCACCTGAAGGGGTTGGGTATATAAAATTTGTAGATCCTGGAGGTTGAAATTCTATTTGTTCTGGAGCGATATATGTGCCCCACATTTTTTTATAACAAGTAGTTTTAAATTGACTTATTGTAATTCCGGAGGTAATATGAATTGAAGAACCATCGTTATTTATATCTTCTAACATATAACCACCGACATTTTTTTCATCTGGAATATTTTTAATTGGTCTTTGACGATTTCTAATAAGAATCATAGGATTTCCACCACCTGCTTCATAAAGTGTAGTGGTATTTCCATATGCATTAATCCCACCTCCGGAAACATCTATTCCCCCAGAACCTATATCAATATTATCATCTACAGTATACTTTGTTCCATCTCCTACATAGTCTTTGTTTCCATCATCTTTAGTTAATAAATAAGCTTTATCATTATTTCGATTATCATCATATCCTCCAAATCGTATAGATTGACCAAATCTACTTTCAATTACCAAATCTCCCTCACGACGTTTCAGACTTCTAATATTCTTATTAATATAAAAATATCTTCCTAAAACTCCTTTGAATTGTCCATTAGATTTAGGTGCAGTATAAGATATCGGACCTTGGAATGGTTGAAGATCTGCTCCAGTATTGGAATCTAATACTAATTCTCTATTTCCATCCAAAGGAGAAGCAGAAGTAGGATTAAATCCTCCTATGGATTTTTCAATAGTAAAATCAGCATTAAGGTTAGGCCAATTAAATAAATTAATTTTACGAGTATAATAGTATCTTCCAAGGTATGTTACAATTCCTACAACTTCATTTAAAAGAGGATATTCAGAAATATTAGATTCAAGAGGTATAGCCCACACTAAATCTTCTTTTTCTACCATTTGTTGACTGTAATATAATCTAACTAATGCTCTGCCCATCCATGTGTAATCAGGATCGGTATTTTTAACTAAATTTCCTGATACATCAGTAGGCCATTGTTGAGAATTAAGAGTGTGTTGTGGTTGTCCTGGGTCACTAAAATAAGGATGGTTTTTATCAAGAATAATATCCAAAACAACAGCAGGCTCAATCTCATAAAATTCAATATTTTTGGTTACTGCTCTCGATAGCATTGTATTGCTATCAAGATTGACTGAAGCATTTTTTGGTGTATTCCAGTAAGGCATATTATGTCTTCTTTTCTATAATATTAACCACCGTTTCCTCTGATTTAACAATAGCATCAAATTCAGTATTGATTTCCTTCATAATCGACCTTCTCTCTTCATCCGACATACCGAGTCCGCCTGAAGCCATTTTAGCCTGTTCATCGGCAACAATAAGCTTTTGAATGATAGCTGCTAAACGAATAAGATGTTCATCATTTACATTGGCAGCATTAATATAGTCTTTAATGAATGGAATAATAAGAGGTGCATCATCTATTTTGGTGCACATCTTACGAAGATCATTTATGAGGATTTCTAACTGTTCCTTTCGATGAACTTGGTTAAAGTAAATGTCTCTGCACAGATCCTTGAAGGATTTTCCTTTAAAAATTTCGAAGTCGGTATCCATATAACCTATAAATAGATGAGTTTATAGGTTATTTAATGATAAATCCGTATTTGTTAAAGCATCGTAAAGTCTATTATCCCACTCATCATATCGAATAAACATTTTTGGATTAATCGTTTTAGTTATACATTTTTGTTTATAAATATCTTTTCGTTTTCTTCTAATAGAACGGTGATATCGTTCATCATATTCAAACACAATATTTTTTTCTTTATCATAACCATCCACAGGAAAACCTGATAAACACACTTCTCCACCATTAAGAGCATGTCTAAAATTATAACCATTTTTCTTTCCATATTCATCTATAAATTCACAAGCTTGAGGATTAAATGCAACCATTATTCCTTGTTTTTTTAATCTTTTTAAAGCGGCAATTCTTAAATTCTCTCTATGTTTTTTAGAAAATTTCTTTTTAAAAAAAGGATTTTTATCTCCTTGTTTTTGCAGTGATAATTTTAATTTAGTTTCTTTTGATAATTTAATTCCAATTCGAGCTTCAGACATTTTTCTTTTAGTTTTTTTAGACATTGTTTTTCCATACCAAAAAGCTTTTTTACCCTTTTGACAGCAACTTTTGCATTCTTTTTTTAATTTATCATGATATTTAGCAGAATTTTCATTACAGCATAAAAGTTCTTTATCACAAATAGGACATTTTCTACACCATCTATTTTTATCATTTTTATGAATCATACTTTCATATGACTCTCCGTGTTTACAATACCATCGTTGATGTAAGATTTGGTGATATTAATCTGATATTGCTTCATCCTATTAAGAATCTTAGTTATTTGTTGCGTCTTACAACAGGAAATTTCCCTAATATAAAGGTATAGAGCCTTCTTATTAAACATAGAAATATTTTGAGTTTGTCTAAATAATTCTATGACCGCTTGGGCTATTACTAAATCTCTTTCTTTAGTAAAGATTTTATTTACATTATTCTCCCAAAACATAACCATTAATTTCATAAATTCTTGCATTTCTACTTCTTTATAATGTTTATCTTCACTTTGTAGTTGAATAGTATGTTCATCTCTTTCTTCACTAATATCTACATGTTGATTAAATCTCTTATAGGTGGAATTGTTTAATGCAATAAGATAATGTTTTGCAATAATTGAAAAATAAGAGAAAGCTTTACCCTTGCCAGCTTCAAACTTATGAATATTAGCAACAAGATGTGCAACAGTCTCTCTTTGAACTTCTAAAGGTCCTGTTTCAAAATAAGAAAACTTAAATGTATTAAAAATATTCTCTACAAGTTTATCAAAAGGATATTTTATTCTTGTATTATAAAGTTCTTCTCTTCTTTCTCTATCTTCTGTTTTATTAAATTCAATAATTGCATCTTCTGTATCTTGTGAAAAATAAATCATTCCTGGAGATTTCTTGCGTCTTGTCTTTCTTACTTTTACTGGAAACAAACCAGCTTCAACAAGTTTCACCTTTTTTACTTTGATTTGATTTTTGGGTTGTTTTTTAATCCTCGAAACCTTTTTTATAATTTTCTTTAATTTCTTAATCTTTTTAAGTATATTTTTAGACTTTATATTTTTCTTTTTTCGCATAGAAAAGTTATTCTCCTTTTTGAATTTCTTCTTCTTCTTGGGTTAGTTCATTTAATTCTTGTAATATACTTAATATATTTTCAAAACTTTGCCCGACTTCGTCATCTTTTGAGAATATAGCCTTATCATCAAGTTGTTTCATTTGAACATATGTGTTCATAATTCTATCTTTCATTCTAAAAACAATGTTAGTATACATTTGTTCATAAAGTTCAGCTTTATTTAATTGACGATTACTTGCTATCCAAAGTAAAATATTAGCGGCGAGTGATGCAGTGAGTAACACTCCAAGAATTACCGAAATTATTATAAGCATATTTACTATTATTATTCTTCTTCAAAATAGGGGTCGTCTTGAAAATCTGTGGCATATTCCAAGACTTCATTGACTTCTTCCCAATCTTGATGTTTAATGGCATTGCTTAATAATTTTACGATATAGTCGATGTCTGATTGGTTCATTGTTGACATATATAGTAATCAAATTTTTTAAATGCCATATTTTATGTATAACAATAGTACATTTTTACTATTTGTCAAGCGAAATAATACAATTATCTTTTAAAATAAGCATTAAAAAAAGCATCATGGAACTTTGGTGGATCCTTTTTTGTTTCAACTGGGGCAACAGGAGAATCTGTAATTATTTGTTTTTCTTCTACTTTTACAGGTTCTGCATCATGTAATACACGAACTTTAGATTCTGTTTGTGGTAAATCTTCTTCTGGTTTTTTATAAATAATAACATTATAAGCAAGTATCAGACCTATAGCAAGAGGATCAAATACAAAAATAATCATTAAAATAAACCACCGAGCTACATTATCCAATGTCATTCCCAAAGCATCTGCTACGAATTTAAAGGTTTGTATATCTTTATGAGAGTCGGCACCAAGTTTTAATTGGTTTATTTGATCATCTATTTTAGATACACCATCAATAGAGGCCTGTATTTTTGAATTTTCTTCTTTTATAGTTTTATCTGTATCTGTCATTTGCTCAGATATAGCTTGAAATGATGCTTTAAATGAAAGTGGTGTTCTTAATAGTATTTCATTTGTTGATAATATAGATAATTGAGATTGTTGTGATGATCTTAATTTAGTTAAAGCTTCAATACTTTGTTTTGCTGCAACCATCTTATCTTGATGATATGTTTTCTGTTGTTCTGTAGTTTTAATTTTATCTTGAAGAGCAATATATTCTAATGATGATTTCTGGTACGCCATAGAAAGATATCCAAATATTCCTAAAGAAGTTATAACCATCAAAGTTAATACAGCAAGAATTAAATAGGCCTTTAAATATGTATTGGTTTTTTTCCAATAACGATAAAGATAAGTAACTCCAACAAGTTTTCCTATTTCTAGAGATGATGACATTATTACCGTAGATATAAAGGCTCCGGAAAATAGAATTGATATTCCATAAACAGAGAAAAAAGCAGCGCACATTGCTATAAAGAGAGCAGAACTGCCCAATATCCAATGAAATTTGGAATGAGAAAATAGTTTATCTTTCATATCGGCCGCAAAATTATTTAAAATATGCTTTCACCCAAAGAGCTACGTAAGTGAGGCTACTGACGGAAATAGAAAGATACCCCAAGGCATCTATAGGAAAAATTCTCTCATGCATTTCTATGCCCACTACAGGCAGAGTACCATTAACTAGATAATAATCATTTATTTTAATAGTTGGATTATAGGAACCAAGCATTACATCATACCAAAGTATCACCGATGATGCTCCTAGAGGAATACCAAACGAAGGCATATATACGGATTCAACAGTCGCAGTAAGTGATGCTAAATTATTACGATAATAAAATGCGTATTCCGGTATCCAATAGGGACCTGTTGGTCCACTAGATCCTGCATTTAAATAACTTGCTGTATTTGCATAAGATGATGTTATAGCATACGAAGATGATACAGCCCAACTTGCAGTACCAAAAGTTGAACCTGTATGTGGACCATTCAAATAAGAAGCACTTATAGAGCTCGAAGCCCATGAGCAACTAATATCATAAGATTCTCCAGGAACCACTCTTGCACCAAGACCATCCATTGCATATGAAGATGATACCGACCAAGAAGCAGTTCCAAATGTAGATCCTGTATGCGGTCCATTTAAATATGAAGAACTTATTGAACTGGATGCCCAACTTGCACTAATAGGAGCTGGAGCCCAAGAAGCACTTATAGCATTTTTAGCCCAACTTGCAGTACCGAATGTTGAACCTGTATGAGGTCCGTTTAAGTATGAAGAACTTAAAGAAGAAGAAGCCCAAGAAGCTGATATAACAGAACCAGAAACCGCTATAAAATCATTAAATGATGAAACAGTAGTTTTATAAGTTGTTAAGATGTCGCTCGACCCACTTTTTACAATGGGAATAAAATCCTCCAAACTTACTACCGGTAAATCATTTAAACTACTAATTCTAATGCTCGTTGACATAAATATAAATATTATCTACAACTCACAATCTTATGGAAATCCATCATGTTGAATATTCCATCCATAACTTGATGATAATGTTATTAAATTGATTTTTGTAATTAAACTTGGATTGCCGTCTCCCAAACGAATATAAGAACCAGTATATTGTCCATTTGATATCAGTTGATATGTGGCATTTTCAGTTTGTATAGCTGGTAAGGATGGATTATGTGAAATATTTAAATATGACATGCTAATCGACATGGAAGGTAATGAAAACAAACTACAACTAGTAGCATTTAGATATGACATACTAAGTGGTAAACTCGCAGTAATAGATACTCCTGGCCAATAAATTGAAAATAATGAAGGATTATTACTAACTATTAATTTTTCTAATTGTTCAGGCAGTGATACAAAATAATTTAAATTATTTCTTCCGGTAATTCCACCTACAAATGATGCAGTTAAAAGATTGATTGATGAAGATAAACTTGGTATAGTTAATGAAGTTTCATTACAATATAATACATTAAGTTACAAAGGCCAGGTTGCTGGTGAAAATATCAAAGGATTATTAGAACTATTCAAATTTACCAATGTATTTGGTAATGCTGGCAAAAAGTATAATTGATTATTATTACAATCCAAATTAACTAATTGAGTATTACTTAAATCTGCTATTGTGGTTATACTACATGTAGAACAATATAAATTTTCTAAACTGTTTGGAAATGAATAGTTCAACCGAGTTAATGATGGATTTGATGAACAACTAAAATCGGTTAAATTACTACATTTCCACGGATATGATACTTCGGATATACTTCGACTTGATATATCAATAGCAAGAATATTAGATGAACCTGTAGATAATAATCCAGATAACGAATCATAAAATGGTCCACCAATTATAGATGAAAATGTAATATTAGCACCACCACCTAAAGAAGATGTAGGAACGATATATAAATCTACTAAACTACCTGTAGAAACATCAATAACATCGCTATAACTTGAAATTAAAAATCTTACAGTTTTATTAGTATCTAATTGAAGACTTCTAGAATCTGATGAAATTACTTCTACCAAATAATTTCCATATAATGATTCTTGACCAACTAAATCAAAAGGAATATGAAATGACCCCAATGATAAATCATCCCACCGATTCATAACAGGCGTTACATTATAAGAAACCTGAGTAGCATCAAATGAACTTGTTACACCTGTAAGTCTATTTGTGCATCTTAAATTAAGAGAATTTGTGTTAAATACCGATGATGTATATATCAATATAGCCGTGCCTATTGCTTGTATTGTGGTTTCTTGTGGAGTTGTTAAAGATGAAAAAACAGATACATCATCTAACATAGCAAATGATGAACTTTGTTCTAAAGCTAAAAACATTCCATAATTTGTTAATCCAGCATTACCAGCTCGAATAGCATAAGATGCTGTACCATTATTTGGAGAAAATACCAAGAAAGATGCTGAATCTGGAATACTTTGAATGGTTTGAGTAAACAGAGCATACGATGCTGTTTTTGCTAATTCTGCAAATGAAGCAGTTATAGATCTATTTGATATACTAGCACTTAAAGCGTATGATGCAGTATTTTTTGATACTCCAGGGATATAAAGAAGATTTACAGCAGTGGTTGCAATATTTGATGTAGTAGACTTTTCTGACCAACTAGAAGTTATCGGATATGTTGCTCCTGTTATTAATGTACTACCATTTACAACATTTACAGCCCAACTAGATGTTTTAGCATATGAAGCTGATATAGCTGTGTCGGCTGAAGTAGCTGAAGTAGCTGAAGTAGCCGTTCCTGCAGTCGTAGCGTATGTTGCTGTTGGAACAGGTCCATATACATTACTTCCAAGAATATAAGAAGCTGTATCTGATGTAGTCGCATGAGAAGCAATAAGACTTCCACTAACACTTAAAAATGAAGCAAGTTGAGAGACTAATATTTTCTTCGATTCAGCTACACTAGTATCAATAATAAGAAATAAATCGTCAGAATTTATTTCTGGAGCAGTCATCGGTGTTAATTGTGATACTCGTTTATTTCCCATAAATTATCCAAAAATTGTAAATGAATCAAATCCCTTTGGTTCATACCAAAGTTTTGATGCTGGTGGAGTTGTATACCATCCAGATACACCGACATCTAAAGACATTGTAAATCCATATATTGTTGGAGACAAAATTGGGTCCATAAATGTTGATCCAGCACCAACAAAACTATATTTGTTACTTGATAACGGCGTTTGAAAACTAACTCCAAATAAAGCTACACTATATGGCGGAGAAGGATATACCATTAAATATTTAATCCCCCCATTATTTTCAACTCCATCACCTATTTGTGGTTTTATATTAAATGAAGAAAGTATTTCTGGATAATTAGCTCCATAACTCCAGCTAATACTACACCAAGCTTTAACAGAATTAGAATACCCCAAAAGATGACTAGCGGTATTCGCTGATAAAGCATGAGACGAACTTAAAGAATTTACAGAAAAACTGGAGGTATTTGAATATGAAGAAGTTATACTAAAACTTGATGATACTGAAGAATCCGCTCTTGATGATGATATTGCATATGATGATGTATTTTCCGACACCCCAGGAACATATAATAATACAGAAGATGTTTTAGCATAGTCGACCGAACCTACTCCTAAAGCATACGATGCTGTTCCATTTGGAACTCCCGAATATAATAAAAATGAAGCTGTATCAGCTGTGGTCGCATTAATAACACAAGTAAGTGTAATTGATGCCGTTTTTGCATACGAAGCAGTATCAGATAAAATTGACCTCAATGAAAAACTTGCGGTATCACTGTTTAAAGAATAACTTGAAGATTTTACAGTTCCATTTACATTACTCCCCAATACATAAGATGCTGAATCAGAATTGGTAGTATGAAAACTACCTGTGGTTTCAATGTATGTTAAAAAGTCACCAGTTGTTATCTTTTTAGATTCTTTTGCACTAATGTCTGTGATTAATAACAAATCTTCAGCCGCTAATTCAGCGGCTGTTAGAGGTGCCATTTGCGATACTTTTTCGTTACCCATAAATGCTATAACCTATAAATAGATGTTTTAGAGTGTTTTTCTTGCTTTTTTGATTATGAATTGCACAAGACCACTTCTAACAATATCATCATCAGTGAATGTGAACACATGAACACCGTGATCTCTGCTTTCCTGATCATCAAAATGCATAAACATTTTTCTAAAACCACTTTTGCCATTAATATCCGCCTGCTCAGGATCACCAAGAATAAGCATTTTACTAAACTCCCCTGTCCTGGTAATTAGTGTAAAAAGTTCTTTCCAAGTCATATTTTGAGCTTCATCAGCTATAATAATCTTAGCATTCCAGTTAAGACCTCTTAAGAAGCCAACTGGTATAGCGGTAATTCTTTCATCCTTCATCAAAGCATCAACATCTGATTTTGGAAGAAGTTCGGATAGTTTATCTGACAAAGGTGCTAGATATGGAGCCATTTTCTCATTGGCCTCACCAGGTAAAAATCCAAGTTTAGAGTCTGATGACTCAACAGCCGAACGAATATAAATAAGATCACTTACTCTTCGTTGATTAAGAAGCATTAAAGCATTATATACAGCTAAATATGTTTTGGATGTTCCTGCTGGCCCTGTAACGAATATAAGTTTAGATTGCTTATCCGATGCTAACTCTAAAAACTTCTTTTGTTTTTCAGTTAATTCTCTTGTATAAATTGTTAGAGAATTTCTTATTTTATTTCTTTGGGGAATTATTGGGCTATTGTCCTGTTTAAGGAATCAACGATGTTTAACTCACGATTTTTCTTTTTCATCATTTTTTAGAATGGATTGTAATTTACTTATTTTTCCACAGTTTTCATATAACTCATTTTTCATAAAATAATCAAAAATGTTGTCTAAATTACTAATATAATCATTTTTTCCAAGGGTTATTACAAAATTCGAGTTTTTAAATTGAAACACTTCAATGATAGGCAAATCTTGATCTATAGCAATTTCAATGGAATCTAGTACATGCTTCATCATATCAATTTTAAATTGCTTACTAAACGATTCTAATTCAGAATATTTTGAGGGCAGGATGTATTTTTCGTAAGACCTATTTTTGTTTATTGCCATAATCTATTATGGTAATAAATATCAGGAAGGACTATCAAAGGACCCGCAAAAACAAAAAAGGCTGAAGATTTTCACCTTCAGCCTTGACTATATTTATGTATCTACGGATTACTTTTTAACAAACTTTTTCTTTTCAGTTTTCTTCTCTTGTAGAGAAGATTCAGTAGTATTTAACTCTAATATTCGTCTTTTAGCAACTCTATCCCAACGACGAATTGTTTTAGGACTTGCGTTTTTATATTCAGTCTTACCTCTGGCAACAAGATTTTTTATTTCTTCTTCACTCATAGCCTCAGCAATAAGATCCATGAGTCCAGGAACGTTATGATTAACTTGAACTTCGTTTTCCATAATTACCACACTCTATGTTTCTTTTTATCAAATGGAACAATCTCGATCCTTGTGCCATCTGGATATTTTTTAACTATTTGTTGCCAAAAATCTTTTTCAGCAATTGCTAATGGATCTGTTTCGGAAGTATACTCTACATCAGAGACTCGAAGGCCACCTCTTGTTACAACGAAAGTGGGAGTATTTTCCACTTTTTGTTCTTCGATTACGACATTGGGTTCATCAAGAGTAAGAACTTCTTCTTGTGATACCATCTTATTTTGTTTTGTCATAAGAACTTGTCTTTATTATACCATCAATCTAACACAGATTTTTATATCTGTCAAGCGAATATTTTTATTCTTTTTCAACTACTGGTAATACTTTAGCTAACTCTTCATCCAACATTTTATTCGTTTTCTTTCGCCCAAATGAAGTCCATTTATTTAGGTTTATATGATAAGAATACAACAAGTTAGTTCCTTTTCCAGCACCATTGGCCCACTGAAATGCATTAAGATCATACATATTTTTCTGCTTGGTTGCCAGTTCGTGCAGTTTATCAACAATTTCATTAATTTCACCAATTCGTTTTTCGGTGAGTGTCGGTATTGCCCCACCTTGTATCATCACATGCACTCTTTTTGTTTGTTTGATTTTCATAACTTTTAATTATACTTTCTAATTTTAGTTTTTTAACTTATAAAATAATATACCACAGATTTTTATATCTGTCAAATAGAATTATTAAGTATCTATTATATCTCGTTCAGTAGTGGCGGAAATATAATCAGCTGTATGTATAATACGAGGAAGGCAACTTTTAAGATACATTTCAGGTCTAAAAGTGACCAAATAAGATTTATTACTTTCTTTATATAAACCATCTGCCAAACGTATTCCCAATACCTCTTTCCATGTAGTTTTTATTCCATAACTTTGTAAAGTAAATAAAGCACGTTCAGATGCCTCCATATATTGTAAATTAGGATTTAATTTATAATATTCCCCTTGCTTTTGTTTCCAGTCATTATCCTGAATGACATAATATGTTCCCAATTCTTTTGATCCGATTTTACCTAAGTCGTGATGTAAGGAAGCAAAAATTCTTTCTTCTTCATTATAATCTACTTTACCACCCATTTCTTTCCACGTATTTTCTACCTTTTTTGATGATTCTACCACACGCATTATATGAAGTAGATATCCATTTGGAAAACAAAAATGAAAATTTTCACTCAATGATGCCGGAGCCATAGATAATTCGGTTCCCAATTCATCAGGGGAATACATAAAAAGTAATTTTTCCAATCTTTCGCCTGTAAAACTTTTCTTAAGAAATTCTATAAATTCGTCATAATTTTTTGGATTTCTTCTTCGTTGAGGTCAGTTTTATTTATCATAACTTTTTAATATGTCTCTGTGATTCTGGAGGTAAAGAATTATACCATCTATCACGATCCCATTTATTTGTAAATCGTAAACCATTAAAAACTATTCTGGCAAGTTCTGGAATAGTCATGTCGGGTTGAATATCTACATGATATTCAGAAGGCACCATTATAGGAGGTTTGGGTTTATTATTCCACTTCTTAAATGTATCAAAAATCTTCATGTATGAATATACCATACACGAAGTTTAATTCAAGTTATTTTAAATTCCTCTTTATGATAATGGTGGTATAACAAATAATATTCCTACATTTCCTTGTATTGCATCAGGTATTATATCACATGTATCGTTGTAAACAAATTCGTATTTGGGATTTACTTTAAGCAATGGTTCACGAACATAATCAATATCAAGTCTTTGTCCATTCCATGTATCAAATCCCCAACCTGTTCCAGGAATATAAAAATCATGAATAATAATAACAGAATCGGATAACCCTGCTGTTTCTATAGCTTTTATTTCATCTAACAATGGCCAATAACCTGGTCCATGAGCATCCAGAAGAAAGCAAATTGGTCTTGGTATTGTAAAAGTATTGAAAAGCCATGTTAGTTTATCCGGAGAACTTCCTTCAATAGTTACTATTGATCTATTTTCTTTTACCCATACTTGAGATGAATCCTTTGATACTATAGGCACAAATCTTTCTTCTTTTAAATTTTCTTCAGCTTTTTTAAATCCATCTCCCGTAATAGTTTGCTCTATAGTCATACTTTTACCATTAAAAGTATAAACTAAATCTTTTGGATTTTTTTCAATAGTAATAATTTGAGGGCAAATACATGAAAGATGAATTGCTCCATTTCCATACCATGTACCAGTTTCAATACACAAATTAAATTTGTGTTGATCTCTTAATTCAACGAATCTTTTTACAGCTATTTTGTCTCTCCACATAATTATTTACTTTCTTTGATTGTTATAATGATATATAACATATAAAATATTATTCGGGTTATTTTAACTTAACGGGTCAAGAAATCCCACTTGCTTTAGCGGGTGGGATGAATTGACCCCATTCCATACATATAATAGATTTTTAGAAAAAGATTGACTT